ATAGAGCGCAAGAGGGCATGTTCAGCTTGTGACTATCGGGTTATGACAATTGAAATGCCTAAATCTGTTTGGACTAAATACTCGGAGCAAAGAAATGATACCGATGAATGAGCAATGGCGTAAGTGGTGGGCGCTATCGCACGGTAAAGATACCCCGCCCGGAAGTTATAACCCTTTAGAGGATCACATGTATGAGGCGTGGGTGGCGGGGTGGGAAGCAGCGTCGGCAAGAACTTGCCCGCCTTGCAATGGCAATTGCAACCAAGGAAGAGAATGTCCAGCGAGGGATTGAAGAATTGCCAGCAGTGCCGAGTGAAACCAGCGGCGTACAAAGTACCCATAGCAACGGGGAAAGGATTCCGTTGGAAATGCGAGAGTTGTTACAAACGATTGGCCCCAAGCGGATTTAAGGATAAGAACTCATGACCGAAGCAACAGCAGAAGCAATCGTCAACCTGTATAACGCTGCGCGTGAACTCCAAGCATTAGCAGCGGACGGAAAGGAAGAGGATGTAATCAAAAAACTAATGGAGATCCGCTGGTTTGCCATGGAAGGAATGCTCGGAGCTATGAAATGACACGCGATGACATTATCCGCATGGCCCTGGAAGCGGGGTTTGACATCTCCAAACTGGCGCGGGAGGCAGGGTTTCTATGCGAGGAAGATTGGGCAAAACATGGATTGCAGAAGTTTGAACGCTTCGCCACCTTTGTTGCCGCGTATGAGCGGGAGCAATCAGCCAAGGTAGTAGAAAACTATTGCGGAGCATGGGATGACCAAGGATACGCGCTTGCCAACGCTATCAGAGCAAGGGAAATCAAATGACTAAAGAAGACCTCATTCGCATGGCGCGGGATGCTGGGTTTCTGTGCGACGAAGACTGGATAACGTATGGGTTGTCGCAATTTGAACACTTCGCCGCCCTTGTCGCTGCTGCAAAACAGGAAGAAATTGAGTCAACACTGATGCGACTGCATGAACAGGCAGCAGACAGGCACAATTATTTTCAACACGCAATAAAAGTGTTAAGGGGCGAAGCATGAACGAACGAATTAAAGAACTTGCTGCGCAATGTTGGGATAGAAGATTAGACGGAGTTCATTTTAATCAGGAAAAGTTTGCCAAGTTGATTGTGCAGAAATGTCTTTACATTTTAGAAGGTGAAGATGATTGCGGTGCTGACGCCAAAAGCGTTAGATTGGCAATGCTAAGAATTAAACAATATTTTGGGGTTGAATGATGACCGACCGCGAACTCATGCAACAGGCGCTGGAAAATATTTGTGGTGCGAAACTGTGCGAAATCAACAGCATGAGCAGCCGTCAAGAAATGATTCGCTTGTTAGATGAAGCAATCACTGTAATTAAAACCGCGCTGGAAACAAAAAACGAGACAATGGTTGACCGCCGCGTGAAAGTGAAAATGGGACATTGGTATGGATACGACTTGGAGGGGCACTGGTTTTATTTGCAACCATCCGATGAGCATGCAGAATTGGCTTTGGCAAAACACACTGGCATTAGTCGCCATCATCCGAACGCACTAGAAGCGAAGGATGAGCCACACATGAAAGTTGAAGGTCCGCTGCACGTTGTTTGTCAATGCGACAAGTGCAAAACAGACGAAACGAAAGGCGCAGAACCGGTGGCGTGGGCTCATCGAGGCGACTTGCAAAACTTTGACATGAGAGTGCGAACAAACGGCGACCCAATGCACACAGTCCCTCTTTACACCCACCCACCACAACGCCAATGGGTCGGGCTGACGGAGGAAGATAAGGCAGGTTTTTGGATAGCAGACCAGATGAATATAGAAGAATGGGACACGCTATTCAACGAAATAGAAGCCGCGCTTGAGGAGAAGAACACATGACTGATTACGAACGCGGGTACGAGCAGGGCAAAGCAGACGCAACAAAGAAGATGCACCCAGAAATTCGTAAGTGTCTTGAGGATTACTTTGACAAGTGCTTTCAAGAATATGACAAACACTTGCGCCCGTGGGTCGGGCTGACGGATGAGGAGATTGAAACTTTTGTAGCGCACTTGTACCCCCTGCCGGAGAAACCAGTGAAAGAGCGCCTACGAGCCATTGAAACTAAGTTGCGGGAGCGTAATACATGACAATAAAAATGCATAAGGTCTGGTTTGATGGGGACAACTTGGTTACTCAGGAAATACCAGAGGAACAAATCTACGAAAAAGGAAATGACATGAAAGCGAAGGCTTTGAAATTAGCTGATGAAGTTTTGGCAAAAGAATATGCACCGCGACTTGAAATTGCAAAAGAACTTCGCCGTCTTCACTCAGAAAACGAACAACTCAAATCCCGCCAGTGGGTCGGGCTGACGGAAATTGAAATTGTAGACATTGAAGCTGAAGAGTTGACATCCGCGAATAGTGAAACTTTTTCGTTCGCCAGAGCCGTGGAAAACAAGTTACGGGAGAAGAACAGTGGATGACCGATACACATACGAAACATGCGACATGGCGCGGTTCAGTATTCGTGAAGGATTGTACTCAATCGCAGAAGTCGAAAGTATGCTTGCCATCATGAAAGAGTCAAAGAAGCGTCATGACCGGATGCTTGAAGCTGCGATAAAAAACCATAAAGGAACAAACAAATGAAAACCAAAGAAGAAATCAAAAACGAAATCCTAGAACTGTACGGGGCAAACGAAGCATTGCGTGCAATACAAAACATGATCCATGCACATAGCCTGGAAAAAATGAAGCAAATGTTTGCGTTGAATCAAATGCTCAAAGAAATGGATGACGGAGGCAACGATGAAATACGGAATCCTTGACGATGAAGGCAAGGTGATCCGGTGGGTGTGGTCCGTACCGCCATATCCGCACATCGTGCAGAAAATCAAACGCCAGCGCAAACCAAAGCTGGATCTATCAAACGTACCGGAGGCATTGTTTTGAAAGAGCCATTCCCACGTTGTTTTGACACTGCTAAACAATACGCTGCATGGAGGCAAGCAGCACGAGGGTGTTACCCATCGCCCGGACACAGTTACTGCGAAGACTGTATGCCGGAGTTTCAGTCCCGAATGATCTTAGAGAACCGATGCGCTTTTCCCGGCACTACGTTTTCCATTGCTTCTGATGGAGGGCTACACGGTAGACGTTCATTGAACGAAGTCAGGCTAATAAAATCTGGGGCTACGCCCGCCATACCCACCATCCAGTATCGCTAAATTTTGTAACCAACGAGGAATATAATGGTTGACTACACCTACCCACTTCTGATGGCGCAGCAAGAACTGAAATCGTTACATGACGCTATGCAAGCGCATGACTATGAAGCAGCACTTAAGCACGCATACGCAGCATTGGCGGAAACTAAGCTGGCCTGTTCAGTCGTAAAAGAAATGGCAGACCAGCGCAAACGCTATTAACTGACCTAGGAATTAGCATGGATTTTGTTTGGTCACACAGCAGCCTGAAGACGTTCCAACAGTGTCCAAGAAAGTACTTTCACTTGAAAGTGGCTAAGGATACTGTGGATAGGCCCCACGAAGCAGCACTGTATGGTTCTGCCGTACATCTAGCAGCAGAAGAGCACGTTCGGGATGGCAAGCCTGTGCCAAACAAGTACAGCTACATGAACCCCATTCTCGATTCACTCCTCAAGATTGAAGGTGAGAAGTACTGCGAGATAAAGCTGGGGTTAACCCGAGATCTGGAGTCTTGCGACTTTCACGCTAAGAATGTTTGGTGGCATGGGATCGTTGATTTGTTGATCGTCGATCCCGCTACGGGCTTAGCCCACATGGTCGATTACAAGACCAGCAAGAATGCTAGGTACGCCGATACCCAACAGCTAGACTTGATGGCTGTTGCTGTTTTTGCGCGGTTCCCAGAAGTACAGAAGATTAAGTCGGCTCTGCTGTTTGTAGTTAGCAACGAGTTCGTAAGTAAGGAGCATTACGTTGAAGAGCGTAATCGCTATATGGATGGGGCTATGCCCGACCTTCGCCGACTGAGTTCCGCGTTTGAGAGTGGTGTGTGGAACCCAATTAGTGGTCCCCTGTGCCGATTCTGTCCTGTCAAAACCTGTGAACACAATAGGAGTTAGTCATGCCCTATACCAAGAAACCCCGACCATATAAGCACGAGTACCAGATGGAACTCAAGCGCGGAGAACATGAAGACCGTATGGAGCGCCAACGCGCTCGGAACAAGCTAGACCAGAAAGGTGTAGACCGTACGGGCAAAGATGTGTCCCACGTAAAAGCACTGGCTAAAGGCGGCACTAACGCTGATGGGTATAAGTTGGAAAGCCCAAGCAAAAACCGCAGTCGCAACCTGCACCACAAAGGCGAGAAGAAGTAATTGGAAATGCAAGATTACTTGTCGGGCTACAACTGGCCCTGCCCACCCGGACTTGTACCGTTCAACCACCAGAAGGAAACCGCAGCATTCCTGACGAGCCACAAGAAAGCCTTTTGCTTTAACGAGCAGGGTACTGGGAAGACCGCTTCGGTCATCTGGGCTTCCGACTACTTAATGAAGAAGCAATTGGTCAAGCGCGTGCTGGTGATCTGCCCCCTTTCAATCATGCACTCGGCTTGGCAGCAGGACTTGTTCAAGTTTGCTGTGCATCGCAAAGTAGATGTAGCTCACGGTAGCCCAACCAAGCGCAAACAGATAATCCAAGGGCTAGCCGAGTACGTCATTATCAACTTCGATGGAGTTGAGATCGTCAAGAACGAGATCATCAACGGTGGGTTTGACTTGGTTGTAGTGGACGAAGCGTCAGCCTATAAGACAGCGACCACTACACGGTGGAAAGTGCTGCGCGACATCATGAAGACGGTTAAAGGACTGTGGATGTTGACGGGTACACCTGCGGCCCAGTCACCTGTGGATGCTTACGGATTGGCTAAGTTGGTAAACCCTAGTGGGTTGCCGATGTTCTTCTCCGAGTTCAAGAACCAAGTGATGTTCCCGGTGAGTGAGTACCGTTGGCTACCCAAGCCCGAGGCTAAAACCATAGTCCATAAAGTGTTGCAGCCAGCGATTAGATTTGAAAAGAATCAGTGCTTGGACCTACCAGAGGTGATGTACGTAGACCGAGACGCACCGATGACTCCGCAGCAGGCTAAATACTACAAAGACCTCAAGCAGGAGATGCTGATCGAAGCAGCGGGTGAAGAGATTACAGCAGTTAACGCAGCAGTTAAGCTCAATAAACTACTTCAGATTGCTTGCGGTGCGGTGTACACGGACAACCGTGAAGTGGTGGACTTTGATGCCAAGAGCCGACTGCAAGCAGTCAAGGAAGTAATTGAAGAAGCATCACACAAGGTGCTGGTGTTCGTTCCGTTTACGCACACCATCCACATCATCAATCAGTACTTGACCAAGCAAGGGATTGAGTGCGCGATCATTAACGGCGAAGTGCCGGTGTCCAAGCGCAGCCAGATCATCAAAGACTTCCAAGAGAAGACCAACCCGCATGTGCTGATCATCCAACCACAAGCCGCATCTCATGGGCTAACCCTTACCGCAGCAGACACAATAGTTTGGTACGCGCCCGTGACCAGTGTGGAGACCTACCTTCAGGCGAACGCCCGGATCAACCGCCCCGGTCAGAAGAACAACATGACCATCGTGCATATCAAAGGGTCGCCCATCGAAGGTGGCCTGTACAGCATGTTGCGCAACAACATAGGTAACCATGAAAAAATTGTGGAGTTGTATCGTAGAGAGCTTGACAATGTTCAGAGTTAGTGTATATTAGAGGCCGTGGGGGTTACCCACTTAACGGAGGGTTAGATGGAAATTGAGGCTAGTGAAGTTGCCACCGAAGAAGGTGCGCCAACCTTGGAGCAGTTGACCAAGGTGTATATCAAGATCCGCGACAGTCGTAGAACACTTGAGCAGGCGTTCAAGCTAGAAGACGAGCAGTTGCAGGAGCAAATACGAGCGATTGAAGAACAGATGCTCGACATCTGCAAAAAGTTCAACGCAAGTAGCATCAAGACAGAAGCAGGTACAGTCATTCGGTCAGTCAAATCGCGGTACTGGACGAACGACTGGGATTCAATGTACCAATTCATTCGTGAAAACAGTGCATTTGGCTTGCTAGAGAGGCGGCTGCATCAGACACACATGAAGCAGTTCCTTGAAGAGAATCCAAACCTTAGCCCCATTGGACTCAATGTGGATAAGGAATATACCGTGGTTGTGAGGAGGTCAAAATGAACGTGGTTTCATTAGATTGGACTCATGCCGGTTTTATTTGGAAGTTTGTTTAGTATTTTTGAAGAAGGTTAGAAAAATGTCTAGTTTGCAATTGATGGATCAAGCCCTGCCCGACTTCCTCCAGAATTCGGGGGTCAGCGAACTCACCAAGACCCTTGCCGGTCGTTCGGGTGTTAAGCGTATCGTGCCCAAGAACGGGATCTTCCGCTTGGTAGTCGGCGGTGAGGAGATGGGTAAGGTAAAGGGTGACCTTAACGTGGTCATCGTGAACGCCGCACCGAAGGTAGGGCGCATCTTCTACGCCAAGTCATGGAGCCCCGATGCCGAGCCAACCGCGCCCGACTGCTTCTCGAACGACGGTAAAACACCTGATGCTAAGGCGGCTAATCCACAAGCATCAAGCTGTGACGATTGCCCCAACAACATCAAAGGTTCGGGTCAGGGTAACTCCAAGGCTTGCCGATACTCACGTAGGTTGGCGGTGTTGCTGGAACAGGATTTTGGAACTAATCTTGAGGGTGAGGTGTACCAACTGAACCTAGCTTCCAAGTCGTTGTTTGGTGATGGTGGTGATGGAACGTACACCTTTGAGAACTACACCAAGTACCTTAGCAGCAACGGTAAGAGCATTGATTTTGTTGTGAGCCAAGTGTCTTTCAACGAGAACAATGACAACCAGTCGGTGCTGTTTAGTCCCGCTCGGTATATCAACCGCCCTGAATACGACGTTGTTCAGAAGGTTGCCGGTACTGACAAGACGAAGGCGCTTGTTGTGATGACCCCCTCCCAAGCCGACGGCGTTACTAAGCAACCCGTCACACTAGCTGCACCTGTCGATGAGCCGGTCAAGCGAGCTTCTAAGAAGACTGAGGAACCCCCAGTTGAGAAAAAGAAGTTAGCCGACGTCATCAGCGCGTGGAGCGATGAGGACTGAGTATGAGTTACGGATACAGCCAACGATTAGCCGATGCTTGTAGCAAGGCGCAGTCCGATTCGGTTGGCATGATGCTTGGGCGGTTGTGCATCGAGCGTAGTATTCCTGTTAATGACGTAGCTGAAAGGTTTGGTGTATCCCGCACCACAGTTTACAACTGGTTCTGGGGTGTGCATCAGCCTAAGTCTTCGTTAAAGCAGCGAATACTTCCGTTCATCGAGCAGCTAACTAAGCAGTAATCCGGGCGGCGGGGCTTCGGCCCCGCTTCTGTTCTCTTTTTCCCCTAGAGATATGACGAGTTTTGACTTACTCGATGCCGTACTGCCCCCTGAAGGTAGGTACTGCGCTTGGGGAAACGGACGCTACATCAGTCAGAAGTTCTTTACGTCTCGCACAGAGTTTGACGAGAACATCAAGTGGCTAGTTGACAACAACTTTGATGCCTATTTTGGCTGCGCCAAGTATGGCGAGGCCGAGAACCGCAAGCAGTCCAACGCGCTGTTTTTTAAAGCGTTGTGGATGGACATTGATTGTGGAGAAGAAAAGGCCAAGCCAGACAAGGATGGCAAGATCAAGGGATACGTTGACCAGCCGACTGGGTTCAAAGCAGTCAAGGCATTTATTAAGAAGCACTCCTTGCCCCGACCAATCGTGGTCAATTCTGGGTATGGACTGCATTTTTACTGGCCCTTGGATAAAGTTGTGCGGCGTAACGAGTGGGAGGCTGTAGCCCATAGGCTACGTGACCTTGCGCTGGAAGACAGTCTGATTGTAGATACTTCAGTATTTGAAGCATCACGTGTGCTCCGCATCCCCGGAACGTATAACTTTAAAAACAGCCAACGAGCGCCCGTCGAGGTGCTAATCGAGGAGCATGATGTAACACCATACGATACATGGAAAACCCTAATCAATGCACCGGAACCCGCTGAGGAACGTGCATACATACCCCGCAGACTCAGCCCCCTGATGGAGTCAATGATGGAGAACCGTGTTAAGCGGTTCAAGACCATCATGATCAAGTCGGCGAGCGGAGAGGGCTGTAACCAGCTCATTTACTGCTACGAGAACCAAGACAGTATCGGCTACAACTTGTGGCGCTCGGCTCTGTCGGTTGCTACGCACTGTGTGGATCGGGAATCAGCCATCCACAAGATGTCTTCTAATCACCCTAGTTACAATCCGGGGGAGACAGAGGAGAAAGCATCAGACATAGGTGGGCCGCACCACTGCACTACGTTTGAGAATGAGAACCCCGGTGGTTGTGACGGTTGCCAGCATAGGGGCAAGTTCAAATCTCCCATCATGCTTGGAGCTGAAGTAGCCAAAGCCGAGGACTTTGACGATGGGGATGGCTCGAAAGAGGCTGAAGAGATTGTCGGTATCTACCCGCAAAATCTGCCAGAACCGTACTTCCGAGCCAAGACCGGTGCGCTCTACTACAACGTCCCCTCTGACGATGAGGAAGGACCGAGGTTGGTTTACGAGAACTTCCTCTACGTAGTAAAGCGCATGGTTGATCCCAATTTGGGAGAAGTAGCACTAATCCGATTGCACCTACCACGTGATGGAGTTAAGGAGTTTCCCATTCCTTTAGCAGCCATAGTAGTAAAGGAACGACTGCGGGAAGAGCTAGCCAAACAAGGGGTAGCGGCGGGTGATGCACAGATGAAAGCACTGATGGCGTACTTGATTACGTACGTCAAAAACCTACAAGTAACTGATAAGGCTGAAACAATGAGAACACAGTTTGGTTGGACCGAAAACGACTCCAAGATCATTATTGGTGACCGTGAAATCACCGTGGAAGGTACGTTCTACAGCCCCCCTTCAACCATCACTAAAGATGTTTGCGACATGATGGTGCCGACTGGGTCGTTGGAGAAGTGGAAAGAAGCCTTCAACATGTACAGCAGACCGGGGCTTGAGGCACAAGCGTTCGGTGCGTTGACTGCGTTTGGGTCACCACTGCTCAAGTTCACGGGGATGAGTGGGGCGATCATTAACTTGATCCACCCTGTGTCCGGTACGGGGAAGACCACCGTACTCTACGTATGCAACAGCGTAATCGGGCACCCCAAGAACCTGACTAGTATCTTCAAGGATACGTTTAACGCCAAGATCCACCGGCTCGGCGTGCTCAATAACTTCGCCAACACCCTTGACGAGATTACAAATACGTCGCCGATGGAGTTCTCCGATCTGGCTTACAGCATCAGCCAAGGTCGCGGCAAGAACAAAATGAAGTCCCAAGTCAACGAGCAGCGAGTCAACTTGACCAGTTGGCAGGGCATCACTCTGTGTTCGTCAAACGCTAGCTTCTACGAGAAGTTGGGGATTGCTAAGGATTCTCCCGACGGCGAGTCGATGCGCTTACTTGAGTACCACATTAAACCCAGTAGCATCATCAGTACCAGTGAAGGTAAGGAGATGTTCGATCACCAACTGTTCGAGAACTACGGGCACGCTGGTGATGTTTACGCTACTTGGTTGGTCAAGAACCGAGACGAAGCCATCCGTACCCTACGTGAAATCCAAGCTCGGATCGATAAGGACGTGCAGTTCACCAGCCGTGAACGCTTCTGGTCAGCTACAGCAGCGGCTAACATCACCGGCGGTCTGATCTCCAAGGCGCTCGGCTTGCACGACTACGATATGAAGGCCGTGTACAAGTGGATGATTGAGATGCTCAAGGTCATGCGGGAGAACGTTGCGATTCCAGCACCAGACATGTCCAACGTACTCGGCGAGTTTATTAACGCTCACATCAACAACGTGGTTGTGGTCAACGGGAACATTGATTCACGTACCAGTATGGAAGCAGCGCCAATCCTTGAACCTAAGGGGGAGCTACATATCCGCTACGAGCCAGACACGAAGATGATGTATGTAAGCGTGCAGTCGTTCCGTAAGTATTGCGCCGAGCGGCAGGTCAACTACCGCAATTTTGTAGAGCAACTTACGGGCAAAGGCATCCTGACGGTTATCGCCAACAAGCGTCTATCAAAGGGGATGCGAGTCGTAGCCCCAGCGGTTCGGGCGATTGAGCTGGACACGACTAAGGATGAATTCCTCCACATGGATGAGTTTGTGAAGGCTGGCGATGGAGATAGAAACCGTTCAGTATAGGATCGACTGGACCAAGTTTCGGTTTGGAACATCCTTCTTCGTACCCTGCATCAACCATTACGCTGCCCGTAATACCATCGAAGCGTTTTTTAGGCGCTACAAAATAAAGGTGGTGACCAAGTTGGTCATCAACGAAGGTGTAAAAGGTCTGCGAGTCTGGCGCGTGTAGTGCTAGAATAGGTTTTTCGGTGCTTGTTCGCTCTCCTCGGTGGGGTGTGCCACCTTCAACTCCCGGCTAGACCGGGAGTTTTTTTATTCCCCACGCTTAAGCGTCTTCTCTAAGCTATCAACCGAGTCACGCATAACCCTAGCGTTCTTCTCAGTAAGCGCAACACCGGCACGCTCAGACCCCCGCAGCTCAGCCCGTTTAAGGATTGAGTTGTAAATGTCCTCTGAATCAATAGCGTTCTCGGGATTCTTGCTGTTGAACTTGGGAAGTTCGTTGGCGATTATTGCGTCAAACCGGTCGTAGTTGTCGGTCTTTTCCGCGTTTCTGTGCTCAATGTTCAAGCGCTTGAGCAAGGTAGCACGCTCATTCATGACTCGCTGCTCTACACCACTTAACTTAAATGCACTTGCTTGTGCAGCAGCAACACGGTCGGGACGGAATCCAATCGCCTGACCAAACAGCTCGCCCTTAGTCAACGCTTCTTTGGGGATAAGTTCAGACCCACGCGAGCTTTCTACGCCTTCAGTAGCATATTTATGGGCAATTACAATATTGCGTATAACTGATGGGCTAGCTTTTTCGATTGCTTTTTGATAGTCACCCAAGGCGTACGCCTCATACGCATCAATCATTGAAAGCCCTAAGCTAGCCGTTGGGCCACCGAAGTTATCAATCACAAAAGCAGTGAAGCTCTCCCTAGGTGTTTTCATGTCTTTGGATTCACGACCCCACAAATCATGTAAGCCAACACGCGAAGCGACATCCCAACCAGTAGCGGCATTAATCGGCCCTCGGGCAATAATGTCGGCTAAGGTGACGTTACCAAAAGATATATGCCCAAAGTTTTCTGGTAAGAACACAGTGTGAAACCATGTTCCGGGTTCTTTTTTCTTTAGATCGTCAGGTAGGTCATCATCGTCACCAAACTGCTTCCACGCCCAACCGAGCAGCCCCATGATGGGGCTAAAGAAGAGCATGTTGGACGTACCTGCCAGCATCAACGATGAAAACATAAGTCCAAAGAACTTGGTCGCGGCTTCCTTTTTACCTTCCGCATTTAAGAAAGGCATCATTTGCTTTAGGCTAGTAAGCGCGAGCAGGGTCATTTGCAGTGGGTACATCTTGAACTGGAAGGCAATTTTCCCCAGCCCTTTCTGCATCCAACGCGGTCGGTTCTCAATGTTGTAGTCACCAAGCGATTCATTTACGTCCGAGACTGCTTGATCAATTGCTTCATCGTTAGTAAGCCCACGCTGTTTACCCAGTCGGTAAGAGGCAAGATACAGAGCCTCCCGCGTCAACCGTTCCGTGTGGTGCATCAACCCGCCGACTAGCAAGTTAGCAGCCGCTTTACCTTTACCGACTACGCCTTCCAAGTTGGCATTAGGTGTACGGGCATAGCCCCAGACTAAAGAGGAGTACGTGGAATCCTGCACCCCACGTTCAGTCATCTGACGAACTGCTTCCCTTTCGTCGGTTGGGAGTTTTTCGTTATTTGCTAGGCTTGGTGCAGCGTAGGAAAGAGTACCGTCAAGATTGCGTCGGGTAATCCCGTACTGGTTGATGAACGTCATCATACGACCAATTTCTACAGCCGCCCCAGTAACGTTCCCGTGGTTGGCACCGAGTACAGGAATGCCAGAAATCAAAGGGCTGAACGGTTGTATCAATGCCGACGATGCACTAGACAGATACCAGAGGTACGAGAGTTTGTTAGCTGCACCAGCTATGGCATCAGCAATTCCAGCTTCACGTCCGGACAACGCTGACTCAACCCTACGCTGGGCTTCACGCACAATAGGAGTTAGCTCTGGGCGGTCTGACAGTAACGACCTAGCCGCAGTCAGATTGTTGCGTAGGATCGGAGCGTATTTAAGGCGAGACAGTTGAGTCGCCATCTTCGATGCAGTGGTAGCCGTGTTCCTGACTAAGTCGGTACTGAAACCAGCAATCCCTTTACGATGCACAAACATCTTGCGGAATGTTTGCTCGGGCATCGTCTGCAAATAGATCTGATATACAGCGTCCTTCAGCCCTTCTTTAACGTCGGGCTCGGTCAAATCCTGCTTGTCGATGGCTTCAAAAAGTTCTTTGAGCAAGTTACTAGCGTCACGCGAAGCAGTACGTAACGAATTTATGTCATCCCCAACACTGACTTCACGGTTTGCGTTTACTGCGCGTAACTGCTTGGCAAACTTATTGCGGTCCCGGCGGGACTCAAACATGAAGAACTGCCGACTGGGTCCAGAACCAGTACCTACCCAGAAGTTTCCGCGACGAACCAACGGGAAAAAGGGTCTAATCGATTCTTGGCCTTCGTAAGCGAGCCGAATCATAGCCATCAATTTAGCTTTCGCTTCGTCGCTTATACCTTCTAAGTTACTGACTTGATCATCAAGCAGCAGACGGTACAGGTCATGCACCCGTTCGTAATACTCCCGCGTCAGTTTATATATTTCTTTGCCAGCAGGAGTCAGCGCTTTATAGGCGGCATCAAGTGTAGGCGAGCGCTCTTTCGCTGCAACAAGCGACGGATCAATACGAGCAAGTGTGGTCTCTAAAACTAAGTTCTCAATTTTACTTCTTTGGTCTGGCTCAGCGTTAAAAGTTCTTTGTTGCGCACTAATTATCTGCTCAGCACCCTCCAAGAACTCAGTAGCCATCCCCGTCATGTTCTGGAGATTCTTGTGCATATCGTTGAGCATGGGTACTTCTTTACCCATCCACTTAGCCAAGAAGTCAAACGTAGGCAGGCGAACCATCACCTCGCGCTGAGCGTTCTTTGCTCCCTCCCACATAGCTGGGAAGATCTCAAGTATCTGCTTGGGATCACGAGCAAGCTGCATCAGCTTTACCCCACGAGCTTCTTCTCCAGCACGCGATTGGGCTACTGTAATTTGCGCTTTCTTAACCGCGTCATCGATCTCTTCAGCACTTCGTTTGGCTTGGGCGGATACTTGCGTACTTGTATCTTCCAGCGGGGTAGCTTCCTCTGGTGCTTCCATGAGGTTATGGACTGCGAGGATGAGGTCGGACAGAGCGTTTACTTCGCTCTCTTTGATCCCAAAGAAGCTGCGGATATTCTGCACAAACGTAGGGAATAGGTACGTATCTTCATCGAACCCTTCGGTTCCCTTTAGGAACTCCTGCATCCGGTCGTCGGTCATGCCGTAAGCAACGAACTCCCGAGGATCGTCAAAAATTTCCCCGTAATTGGCAAGGGCAGATATCTCTCTGGGTAGCTCGCCGACTTCCTCTAGTTCGTTGAACTTGTACCCAGCGAAGTTCATGATCTCAATCAAGCGCTCAAACGACTTGACTAGCTTAGATTCAAGATGGATACCCTTATCAATATATTCCTTAGCTAGAGCAATCTTGTAGTTGGTAGCTCCGTGCAGTAGTTCATGCAGCACCGTGGTGTTGTTGGCGCCTTGAGATTCCCCAAACGAGGCACCGCGAACGTAAATAGAACGAACTTTTGTTTTGTAGTTCTCAATGTACAGCGCACGGGAACGCGCCCACTGCTCTGCGTTCTTGGGGCTTCTTAATTGGTCAGGGATTGTGTCCCCTTCCTCAACCACAGTAAACCTTATGTTGCCAATCGAATTACGCAGTCGGTTAGCAATAGCTTTTTGAGCCGCAGTGCCGGTCCTAATAATATGGAAGAGCGCTTTCAACCCACTGGTAATACTGCGATAGGCTGGATCTACTGGCTCGGATATGGCTTTACCTGCTGCTGGCAGCGTTTCTTCCCGCAGGTTTACTCTGCTGACAAGCTCCATCCCCTTCTTAATGTCAGCCTTCTCCTGCTCAGTAATGCCGGGGCTATTGAGCAGGTCTTTAATCCGTTTATGAAGCGGTCGGCCACGAACGATTGGGTTGGCGTCGAGCTTGAGCAGTTCACGGATAGCGTCCTTTCTTTCTACCCGTTTATCTTCTTCAGCCTGAGCTACTTCTTCGTCAGTCTCAAACGCATCTTCATTTACAGGAGTAAGTGCGTTCTTTACCCGCTCAGTCAGCTTCTCAACCGAACGAACTATTTGAGCAAGCGTAGCCCGTTCAGGGGCGTTTTGTTTTTTCTTTTCCGCCTTCTCTTCTTCAGTCAGCGGCTTGCGCCCACGTTTGCCCTTAGGTTGTTGAGCCGCAGCTTTAGCCGCTTTCTGTTCTTCAGTCAGTGCTGGCCGACCCCGTTTCTTGGGAGCTTCGGCTGCGGCTGGAGCGGGAGGAATAGCTGTTTGGGTTTCGTTGTCCCAAGTGTATACACCGTCAGCAACGTGTTCGCCCGCAAATCTTTTATCGGCAATGTCACGAGCTTCTTCTTCCGTTTCAAAAACCCGTTCAACAGCGGGAATCCCACGGTCTAACCAATCAAGCCCAAAGCCACCATCCTTGTACTTAGTTATCCGCAGTGTTGGAGGGGTGGTCTTGGATTGTTTTTTAACTGCTTCGTCAAACGCTTTTAAAGCTACGTCGGTGTAATCTCTTTTGCCTTGCTCAGCAAGAGTATCTGCAAGGTTTTGACGGTATTCATCAATAGCTTCTTGTAACGATTCATGAGCATTTCGTTGGTCAAAAGCCGTACTTACGTAATGGCTTGCCATATCGCGTGCGTCGGCTACACGTGCTTCTTCAGCGGCTTGCGCTGCTGCTTGTAATTTATCCGCGCCTTTTTGGAATAAAGCTTCAGCTCTTAAAATTAGATTTGGGTTTGTGATGCCCCTCTCCCGCATCGTGTCCCGAAGGTTTTCAAAATGCGTGTCGATTGAGTTTTGCAGCCCACCCCAAAACTCTTGCTGGTCTTCAGCGTCAACGAGCAAATCCTTTGCGAACTTGATGGGGTCAAACTTTTCTTTTACTGGAGCGGGCTTTGTTGCTTTTCCAGCAGGAGGCTGTCCAGCATCTTCTGAAGTAGGAACCACTCCGCTTGGCTCAGTTTCACTAGGTCCTCCGGGGGGGACTCCTGTATCGGAGACGCCAGCCACGCCAGCGCCTTCTCCACTTGGGGTAACGACAGTTCCTGTATCACGTTGTTCTCCTGCTCCAACTAAAGAATGCCCTTTATACCCAAGCGGCTCAAAAGAATATGCCAACAACTCTGCGTCAGATTTGTCTTTTGCAAACGCAGGTTTGAATTCTCTAGGGGCTTCATCGGGGGCAATAATAAGTGCACCTCCGTCAGGAAGCCGTGCAATTCTTACCGGGAAAGTTCCGTTGTCTTCTGTATCAACTTGGTAATCTTCTGATGATTTAAATGGGCTACGTCTTTTTGGGGGTTTAGTTGCTGGTGTTTCAACTTTGGCAGCTTCTGCTTCAGCAAGCGCGTCGGCTTCGTCTTGCTCCTTTATCTGCGCTTCTGCCCGTTGGCGAGCTTCTAGTGGTGGCACACCAGCAGCAATGAATTCATCAGCAACATCAGCAACCCGCTTCTGAGCTTCAGAGACTGGACCCCGCTTGGCGACTTCTGCCTCCAGTAGGTTAACCAGCTCTTCGTTTCGCTCTTCTTCCGGTTTGTTTAGTTGGAACTCCAACGTAGCACGCACCGCAGCGTCGGGCCATGTGTCTACAGGAGGCAGTGCATTCTCAGGAGTTCTATCAACCGACTCGGCAATGCGACGAGCTTCCGACATTGGAATGCCCATCTTATTTATCCGCTTGGCCTCAGCTTCAATATCCCTTAGTGGCGGTGGCTCTGGTGCTTCTGGCGCACCCTCTTCCTTGAACACAGGCTCTTTACGTTCACCGAACAACTCTGCGCTTAGATCCCTTCCAATTGTAGGTTCGGTAGGGGCAGGAGGTGTGGGTGGTGCAATACCCGGTACTTGTCCAGCTTGGAGTTCTTTAGCTTCGCGCAGTGCAGACCTAACTTCTAGTGGCGCACTTCCTACTTCAGCAAGCCCTTCCAATAGAACATCTGCTGGGCTTGTAATTTTCCCTTTTGTGGCTACTTGACCCGCAGCTTCACCACCAGCACCGCCAGCTATTTGTACGCCCAGCTCTTTAGCCCAAGCCGACACCGTCGCATTACGAGCAGCAGGGCCAGTAAGTTGCCCAGCCTTAATTAGTTCCTGCGCGGGGCGCATAAAACGCCCAGCCAGTCCAGCCGTAAGTGCATCAAACCCGCCAACAATCAACCCACGTTTGACCCCTACTTCCTTTATCTCGGCCATTATTTTGGGGTTGCGCAGTGCTCTCTCTATAGCGACGGGGTCTAGTAAGTTCACCCCCTTATCTTGGAGCACGTCGGCCATAGCCGAACCATACTCAAGACCCCCAGAACTTATACCTGCGGTAGCACCTCTAGCTACAGCACCAGCAGGGCCGAGCGCCATAGCAGGAGCCATCATTGGTAATGAGACTGCCAACGAGTCCACAAGCATCGTAAAAGTAGCTCGGGGGTTTGCCGCTAATTGATATGTGGCATCGCCAAAAGTTTTGGCGTTACCAATCTTCATCATGCCTTCTTGGATATCTTCCGAAGGCGCAGCAGCAGCACGATCCCGTGCTGTTTGGGCTAATACTCTGGCGGTTTGATCAGGTTTGAGTGCTCCAGCTTGGAACAAAGAAGCAGCAGTGGCTTCCTTCAAACCAGCTTTGGCGCGTTTGCCTACGTTAACTACACCTTCAGTGTACGTCTTTTCAGCCGGGGTAATTTCACCAGTTATGGGCTGAGCCGGGGGTTTGATTCCCGTAGGGACAGCTTGCTGTTTGAAGTACTCACTACCACGGGACTGACCGTGCTTAATGATATCGGGCCACGATATGCCTATTTTGGCAAACGCATCTCGAACTCCCTGCTGAGGAGCATTCTCCTCCAGCATGTTTACTGCATCGTCTAACGCCTCAAGTCTGTTTTTATATGGAATTTGTTCCGTTGCTTGAGGAGCAGGGGCAGCTACGGGTTTAGGCGCAGGAGTAGGAGCGGCACCGAACAGTTCCGCACTTAGATCTCTACCTTGTTCGGGGGCAGCAGGGGTAGGAGCGGGACCGAACAGTTCCGCGCTTAAATCACGACCGGCCATATAGCCCCTTACTGAATTGTGTAGCCCTTAGCCTTGGCTGCTGCAATTACTTCGGCTTCAGTCTTCCCTGTACTCTTGGCCGTAGCAGCTATGTCAGCTTGAGATACTACTTTACCACCAGTGGCGGGGGCAGTGGGAGCGGCGGCAGGAGTAGTGGATCTACTGGGGAATGTAGAAGGAAGTAGTTCTGGAGGTAACGCATCGCGTTTGTAGTCGGCAATGTAAGCTTTTTTGGCTTCATCTTCGTTAGCAAACTTAGCCGAGTACTCTTTCCATTTCTTCTGGTTAAGAAGGGCAAACTCACCAAGAGCTTTAACCGCATCGCTAGTCGCTTTAACCCCAGCACCAACGCTGGAAGGGGCCATACCAATACGGTAGTCCCTAAGAGCTTGGGCTTGGATTCTTTCATCAGTCCAATCTGGATGTTCAGCTTTAAGCTGCCTTGCAAGTGTGGCAACACCTGATGCTTGATCCGTAGGTGTTTTTGCTGCTCTGTTTGCAGCAGCTTCAGCAGCCTTAACTTTAGCTCGGGCGGCAATATTTGCCGCACTTTCTTTACCTGCAACACTGGCGGCAGCAGTAAGCGATTTGCCAAGTAGGTTAGCAACGGTCGTGTTGTGAGTGTTAGCAATCTTGGCAGCGTCAACGTGGTACTTCTGCTCATCGTCAAAGCGACCTTCAGCGTGAGCGCGTCGGGCTTCGTCGAGTTTGTTGAGCACTTCCATCTTAGCTTGCTGTAATCCAAGCTCCTTCATACGCAAGCCTTGCTCTTGCTCAAGTGCCTGCTGCTCTTGCTTGTTAGCTAAACTAGAGTAGCCCCCAAGGATACTGGCTAGCGCACTACGCCCATACTGCCCACGGCTACCAATCGCAGCCTCACCCAACTGTTGGAACAGACTCGGCTTTGCCTTCTGAGCTTCTTCGCGTTGTTTACCGTATTCGGCTGCTTGGGCTTTCTGTAGGTCCGCCAACCTAGCTTCAACATCTCCACCGATTGGCTTAACCAGCGACCCAAACAAAGCAGGGTTTTCTTTAGCCAAGCGAGCACGAGCCTTTTCTGGGCTTTCACCCGGACTAGGTGCTGTTTGCCTTCTAAGGTTCTCCGCCTGCGCTTCTAGTTTTGCAAGAACATCTTTTGATGAGCCTGAGTAATCTTCGGCAGTTGCGTCTTCATCACCATCATCTTCGTCATCAACCGCATCACCTTTAGCAAAGGCAATAATCCCACCCGAGCCAAACTTAGCCACGTTGTCTTGGACAGGGAGGCCAGCTATACCAGCTTGTTGGGGCTGGGGCTGAGCTTGTGGTTGTTGAGCTTGTTGGGGTGCAGCCATAGCCATTGCTTGCTGCTGAACCTGTTGGCTAACTGTGCCTTGGGGTTGTTGACCAGCTTGCTGCTCTTGCGCTAGCTGTTGCATCCGCTTGTTGCGGGATTGCAGTTCTCCCAATGCCACATAAGGAGGCACAGTTGGGTTCATACCGTTGGCATACTGCGCCAACAGTTGAAGGGTTTGGGGTGTGTTAGGAAGTTGACGAAGATCGTCTTGGATTTGAATTAGGTTCATTAGCTACCACCGGTTCCAGTACCAGCCCCAGTGCCCGTTGGGGGAGTAGTTTTAGTGCCAAACAAATTTCCAAGACCCGACGAACTAAAAAGATCCGCCAGACTACCCTGCCCAGTTACACCCAGCAGCTTATCAACACCACCCAAGGAAGACAGCAGTTGGGCAATCCCACTTAGTTGAGCAGGTTGATTACTAACCGCACTGACCGGCAACCCAGACAACATATCACGCTGGTACTGAAGTTGCTTCAATGGATATTCACGCTGCTTCTCAAACTCGGCTTTGTCCGCAGCAATCCCTTCAGAGGTAATCCCACGCTGAGCTTCACCCAGACCAGCCATCTGCTGCAAAAGCCCTTGTTGTGCCTGCAACCCTTTCAACCCAAAGTCAGCTCCATATTGAGCTTCTTGAATTTTGCGCTGCTGCTCAGTATTGAACTGCTGCTGTGCTTGGTTAAATGCGCTTGCGTACCCCTGACCAACTGTCTGGTTTAAATTACGCATCAAGTCAGCGTTTGCTTGGGCCTGACCAATTGCTTGCCGACCGCCACCAAAAGCACCTGAGCCAGCGTACTGAGCACCGAGCGCATTCTGAGTGATTTGATTCTGTCGGCGAAGCGCATCCAGTTGGGGGTTAAGGACAGACTGCAAATACGGATTCATGTACTGCTGAACAGGACTCTGCCCAGCATCTGTAGCTACAGGAGTGTTTGCATCCGTAGGCCCAGCACCACCAATCAACCCACTAACACCGGGGGGCTGATACGCTCCAGCCGAAGAAAACGTACCACCAACAGGAGTGTACATTCCCTGATTGGGAACACTTAGGTTACCAATACCTTGGAACGCTTTAGTCTGTAGGTCGGACGCGCCCGCAGTTAGCGGGCCTTGGTACGTTTGATATGGTGTGTTGGCTAGAGCTTGCGCTTTACCGAGGTAGTCGGTGATATACCCAGCAGCCCAAGGAGCTAGCCCTTGAGTCGAAGTCCCACCCACCGCCGGGAGTGATGAACCCGCCGTACCACCAGTAGCTGCAACATCTGTACCCATGATTAATCCTTACGCTGGCAGGTAGCGGTCGGCGTGGGAGTCTTCACCTCGACCTACTTTTTTACGGGCTTTATGTACACGCTGCATCATATTGAGCAGTTTATCCGCACCAGCATTGGTAGACCCATTACCCAACTCCGCTACAGTCCTAGCGTCTACAACGAATTCCCCACGAGCTAATCTAGCTGGCTGTTTAGACCCAATCGTAGCTGGGATGGAGTCCGACACACCGTCCCCAGAACCATCTAAAAGACGCCCTTTAGCTGCACCAAGCCCAGCAATACCACCAGCGGCCATCTTAGGTGTGTACTGTACAGGATTAAAGTAATTAATTCCACCCTGACCCGGACGGTATGTTGGCGCTTGGGTTTGCGAGGTATAAGGCGTTTGTGTTTGAGTTGCCGTCAAAGCTGGAATAGTGGCCGAGGAAGCGGGGGAGCTACTGCCTTTACTTTGACTTGCCGCATACATCATCAACAACAGCGGAAGAAGCGACCCTAAACCAGTTCCTTGATTTGCTGCGGTGCCTGCGCCAGCAGCAGTTTTAGTTGGGGTGGTGGCTGCGGCTGCGGCTTTGGCTGGTGTAGTAGACGCAATTCCAGTTAGTTTCTGTGGTGTACCTGTAATGGCTTTACCGGTTTGATCATACCCCGACCCAGAACCACCAAGTAAGTTACCACTTCGGTCATACGTTAGAGTGTTTCCAGTATCGTCTTTCTCTTCCCATTTTTCAGTCGTAGGACTCCAAACAGCAAGTGGCCCGACTCCAGTAGGTCTATCAGGTGTATCACCCCAAGAAGAATCTAAACCGGGAGAAACCTCAGAAGTAGTTTGCGTTGTGTACCCCGGTGGCGGGGCAATATCCTCAAACGGGTCAACCGGATAGCTAATAGTTTGAGCAGGTAACGAAACTACGGGCGCTGTTGATACCTCTGCTGGCGGCGTCTCTCCACCCAAGGGGCCACTAGTAAGATCTAAACCATTGATATACTGACTTAGATCGTAGCTAGGAATGTCCTCATCAAGATTCCAATCGTCACCCATAGCAGTCGTCCCTGAAACGTTTGTTGCGGTTAAGCCCGGACTAGCCGGTTGTTGCAAAGTTGAATCTGTAAAAGCACTAGTGTCGAACTGAGTCGGCTCGGGAGCAGCATTAGTATCACCAAGCCCAGCGCCCGAATAACTAGTCGGTATTGTTTGCAAAGAGGCAGTTGGGTCTATCCCTTCTGTACTAGCTAAATTACTCAAATCAAAATTATCGTAGCCACCCAGTCCAACATCAGAATAGCCGCTTGGTATGTTCTGTAAATAAGCAGTTGGGTCTACCGTCCCCATATTAGCTTGGATTGAACGGTCATCAATTGGGGCAGGAGCAGCACTAGCCCCTGCGTTAGCCAAACCACCCAAACCGACCAACGAGCTAAGCGCACTTAGTGGCTTACCCGACATAACCCCTTGGGCTAAAGAGACGCCCTTACCGATAGTGCTTAGATCTTGATTGCCTGTAAGTGAACCTACGGAGCCAAGAGCAGTACCAATGTTGGGGTTACCAGAAGCCAAGTTTGCTGCTAATCCCGCAGCATTACCAACATCCCCAAGACTAAACCCAGTGCCACCAATTGGAGTGCTGCCAAGACCGCCAGCAAGATTGGGATTGGAAGTGAGAGCATTTACCGCCCCGCCTAAATTACCTTGTTGAAGGGAATTAATTACTTTCGTGCCAGTGGTAGCGGTTTTTAACCCACCAGTAACGTCTTTTAACGCGGATAAATACGAACCAGCCGTAACGTCTATTGGGAGTGTAGTGTTTCCAAGTCCCGTAGTTGGGGCGCCCGCAGCCCAGTCAGAGCCAACAATATCTGGCCCACCAATTAACCCAGCACCAGTAAGCCCAGCGCCAGCTAGACTAGCCAAACCACTTAAATAGCCTAGTGGAGTAGTAGCATGAGCTAAAGTATCAGCTCCTTTAGCAGCCATAACAAACGGCTGGATTGGGGACGGGATGATCGACCCAATAGCCATAATAGCTTGGCCGACTGGACTGTCACGAAGGAACCCATGAGCGCGGGGGCTCCACTGCGGAGTAAAACTAATGTTGCCGTTATCGTCAGCGTTTAGATGGAAGAATATATCCCCACCAGAAACCCCACTCGTGCCGTTTTGAATGATTCCAAGACGGGTTGGGTTGATTTCACTGCCGGTGGCTTTGTTGAAATACTGCTTTACAGGTACGTCTTCTGTACCACCGGGGCTAACGTCTTCAATTGGCGGTGTATACCGCGTCTCCATAACTGTACGAACACCAATATCCTTGGTGCTACCAACACCTTGCTTCTGAAGACCTTCGGCAATAGCCCGGTTCTGGGGGTTATCCCCACCAAGTTCAGCAAGCAGAGCGGAAAGGTCTGGACTAGAAGTAGGTGCAGCCGCAGGAGCGGCTTGGGGGGCTAGCCCAGCAATACCAGATGGCGCAGCGGAGACCTCTGGGTCTTGTAAATCCGTTTGTTGAATCGCCATGATTTATATCGTTAAGTCGTAGAAGCCAAATGCACCACATGCGGCATTGGCCGCGCCAGTAGCGCCGATTGTCCTAATAGCAAGAGTTATGACATCACTAACGCCCGTCAACGAAACACCAAGCTGCAAATCCCACTGATATCCTACCGAAGTTAAAATATTTGATTTGCCTTGCGAAGTTGATGCGCCGTAATCAATTTGGCAAATCTGCGTTCCAGTCGGTTGAGATGTAAACGCCGTGGCAGAAATGTCATAATCAACATCTTGGAATGTAGTCGTATTCCAAGATGCGCCAGTTAAACCTACGTTTTTAACAACAGCTATTTCATAGTTAGCGGCACCAATTGGCAAAAAGTTAAATTGTGATGGCAACACAATTGCGCCAAGGTGGCTTGAATTTAATCGAATTGAACAGGCTGGCACAAAAAGATTTGTGCTAGGACATGATACGCTGCTATTTCGCACCCAATACTGCTGGCTGGTTTCTTCGTAACCACCTTCAGATACAACCGAACAGCAAATCTGTGTCAGCGTAGAAGAACTTGCCGTTGTTCCGGTATTCAGGATTTCATACCGCACCGGCAGCGTGGCGGTGGTCATGTAGACCGTGGTGTTTGTAGTATTGGCGTTGTAGAACGTGTGGCAGTTGATGTACTTACCGCCAATCACAAACCCCACACGGACGATACCTACGCCCAACCATTCCATGTCGGTGTAGAAAATCTGGGTAACTAACGGGTTAAACGTTAAGCCGGACGGTCCTGTACCGTCCATCTTGTCGCCGTTCCACTGAGACTGTGGAATCGTGGTGTTGACCGGAGTGCCCGTTGTGTTTGAGCGAATCGTGAAGTTTAGCGTTGTCCCGTCTTGGCTAAAGTAGATTCCGTTATTGGCATCAAAGTACCCAACACGCTGACTAAGGTTGGTCTTACCAGCGCCCATGCAGAACGTAGCCAGCACAAGAAGACTTTTGCCGGGTTGATATGGGAAGTAACGTAACGTTTGGCGTACAACCTGTGAACCACTTGTCGTGGTCACCGACAAAGAAGTCGAAGACTGATTGGCGTTAAATGTCGCAGTGCCGCCCGAAGCCGTGCTGGTATCAAAAGAACCATCACTTGCATATCTAGACTGGCTGTCAAACAGCGTGTATGGGTTAGATACACGCAATCTACCAAAGGCATCGACCTCCCCGTCACTGAAAGCAGTGTAGATTGGGTTAGTCGGCGTACCGGATGCGGTAGTTGATGCCATAAGTTGACTTAAAAATTTATCAATTCGGTTGAAGTACAGGCGTAGGACGTTACTGTACTGGTCTTGATACTGCCGATTCCATTCCGGGGGCGCAAGTGGGAGGTTAGGCGCGGCGATTTTATCAAGCGCGTACTCCGTGGTGACTGTATAAGTCATCGCCGACCATCCGGGCGAATGTCAATTCGCGGTGCGCCTAACTGCCAAGCAGTATTAACTTGGTTCGACCCCACTTTAAATATTAACTGCCGACCCCGTACGCGGGTGTATACGATCCCAGTGAACTCTTCAGTAATGTTGTAGGCGGCTACTTTATTAACATAGTCAACACCCGGATCTCCAGCACCTGAGCCTGAGTTAGCCATAGGGTACAGGGACATAGTTACTTGTGGGACCGCCCCTGTGTCCGAGTTAGTTGAGTTATCAAACGTCAAGTCAGGCAGCACGCGCCAAACGTAACCAAAATTGTGCCCGTCACCAATGTCAAACTCAGACGATGAGATGTAAGCGTCTATGGCGGCAGGTGTTCCCGTCGTGTTGTCGTTTAGACCGTACTCGTGGTTGACGATGTTTTGGGAATAAGTAGCTGCTTGGGGGTAAGGCCGTAATCCAGAATCGTTCCAAGCAGTACGCGCCATAGTGCCGTAATACCAAACCTTCTCAAGATAGTTATATATGATATACCTATCAATCGTCGTGCTATTAGCCGAACAATAGAACCACCAAACCTCATTAAACCCTTCGCTAGTACCGGCAAATACTTGTTGACTTTGGTCCAAATTGAGGTTGCTAAATACATACCGGCGCAAGTCACAGCTAAGGGTCTGCACCCGGCCATCGTACATGTAGAACTTATCTACACCCATCCAGTAAACGACCCCAGAAGCAATGATCGCTGAGTTTTGGCTGAGGATAGATATGTTGTCGCCTAGTAGCTGACTACCCCAAACTACCGGAGTTCCAAGGTATTGGAAGGAATACACCGTGGAATCAGTAAACACCACGATCTCTTGGCGGGTCTGTACAGCGGTAATGATTTGAGACCCATGAGATAACTGCACACTTCCCGCTTGGTTTGTGGCGTCAGGCGTCCATTCCAGTACGTTATTTTGGTCTGACCATCGCACCAGCATTGGGTTCTGCACAGCCGACCCGTAATCGTTACAACCGAACGCGAACACAAATCGACTTGTGTCAGATACAAACAAATAGTTTTGAACGGTTGGGACGTCCACCAACAGCGAAATATATACGCCCGAGCCTGTAGTTGTAGTGGTTACTGTTGCCCCGCCAGTAGTAAGCAAGTTGGCAGTAAGCCCGTTAACGTTAAACAAATAATAGGTAGTCGCCGCAGTTATCCCAGTCGGCAAAGAACCAGTCGCAGCAAATTGGACAGCAGTGCCTTCTGAGAGAACACTACTCAACGTAACTACCGTAGGGGAAGCGGCTGTAAAAGTGACCGTTCCGCCTAGTGTGTTTAATTGCGCACCGCGCGTGGTAATGCCGTTATTTGCTTGCCAGTAATAGATAGCCCCACCGCGTGGGCCGTACACCAAATCTTGGCCAAAATTATTTTGGCTCCAAATCCGAAGAGACGAAGTACTGCTACTGCCGTTACCCCAACTACCAGAAGACCAAGGCCCTGCGCCCCATCCGTTTAGTGGTTGTTGATATGCAGACCCAACTGCAAGTTGATATGCAGCCGAAACAGCGGAACCCCCAGTCGCGCCAGCAGCAACAACAGAAGAAGTTGTGATGGTGTAAGAGTTTGAATCTACTACCGTTATTTTGTACTCAGCGTTTAGGACTGAAGCATATGTGCCTGTGGTCCCGCTAAATGTAACGTAATCACCTGTGGAAGCACCATGAGACGCGGCTGTAACCGTGACCGTTGTAGTGCCGTTCCCTGTAAATGGGTTAGTGCCAAGGGTAACAGTGGCCCTAATAGGAGTGATGTCGTAGTACGCCCCGCCGTTCTCAATGTAAAACTTTGTATTTGTACCCAACGCTAGTAAGTTAAGGTTACTAAGCGTCGTCCAGTTCCACATTGATCGGCAGACACCAATATACGTATTATTAGAAATACGCTGCCAACCACCTATAACTTCAGGGTTGCCCTGACGGAACCTAATTTTGTCGCACTCGTACCAACCCCCTTCAGTTGTGTACCGCGTATTTTCCCGGTTGACTCCGGGCTTGAACAAAATTTTGGTTAACGGCATTATTTGCTCGCCACACCTTTGGACTTTTCAAAGCTGCGCATACCACCAAAACCCAAAAGCCCAGACAAAAGCACCATGAGTTGGTCGGTTTGCAGGTCAGGTGGAGGGGTCAGACCTTTTGGGATTATATCCACTCCTTGACCAAAAGCCCAACACCATTGCATCAAGGGGTAGCCAAGAAATTGGTAAGCCAAACCCAGAACCCCAACCCAACCCACAGCAGGACGCCAACCAGCGACAAATAAGCTAGTGCTCGCCGCTTCGATCTTATTGACCTCAACCTGAGCCAAGTCGGTAGTCTGATCAATGCGCTTTTCTTCAAGGTCAAGTTTGCGGTCTTCCAACGCCATTTGAAGGCGTTCCCGATCCGTCGTGACGAGCGAACTCGCAACTTTCCCAACCCCTTCAATAATTGATCCGATACCGATAAGATCCATTACTTTAACCCCGCCAGAGTGCGATTGATCCAACCTAATAAGAACTTGGACTGAGATCTGTCCTTGTTGCAGATCTGCGCGTACCGACTAATCTTGGCTAACGCATAGGCGGGTAAGAACTTATCTGCCGTGCAAATGTTTAACCGTTCGATGGTTTTTGGTCCGACTGCGCCGTCTGGGGCTGTACCGACGATGAGCTGGGCGAGTTTGACCGCGACGCTAACTCCCGTGTTAACGCCGAAATTGAATATGGTTTCTGCAATAGTCTGGACTGTAAGATCGTCACCTCTGATGCGGTCCCAGAAGTTAACTTTATAAAACTCACGAACCAATGGCGTAGCCGACCCAAAGTCTTTGCGATCAATGAACTGCCATCCTGCCCAGTCGGGGTTTGCGTTTCTTGCGATTCCGGCATACGTTTGCCCTCCCCGGTCGCCCGGTATGTTGGTCAGTTGGAATCCACCTTCATCGTGGATCATCTTTTCAAAAGCGGGTTCAAAGTTAGCCACGGTCTTTCATCTTGTTGATGAGTTCAAACGCCGACTTTACTTTTTCTTCAAGTACGGCTACGCGCAGGTCGAGTTTGGACAGCACAACGATCAAAGTCACAATACCTAGCAACACCGGCCAAGCTTTCAGAAACAGTTCAACTATCTCCATCACTGCTCCCGTGCATCTTTGTGTATTCATCCCGAAGGAACGTCACTTTCTTTCGCCCGTTGTGTTTCTTGACCCGACCCAAGGCTGGCGGATTGTTTAGGTACTCGGCAGCACGGACTAGAAAATCCGGGTTGTCCTCAAAGATACCTAACGCTGAGTTACATCGTTTGCACAGCACCCCACGAACATCATCCGAGTCATGGCAGTGATCGACCGCAAACTTGTACTGCTTGAGTTCGAGGGGCTTATCACAGATTGCGCAATTATACCCCTGAAGTTTCAACAGGAAGTCATAATCTGATGGGGACAACCCAAACCGGTCAAGACGGTTTACGTCTGACTTGCATTTGCTGCAAAGAAAGTAGTTCTTACGCCCGTGGGCAATAAGGTCTTCCCGGAGGAACTCCCCACGACAAACAGCGCAGAACAGCATATAAAAACCCCGGTGGGTTGCACCGGGGCCAAACCTTAGTCGTCGGTTTGTTCGTCTTCTTCAGCCTCGTCTTCCTCTGCAATCGCGGCGGCGGCAAGCTCAAACTGAGCTTCCAAGTGCGAAGAGAAGAAAGAGCTGAGCGTGAACTCGCTGATACCGTTCTCAACAGCAACGGCAAACACCACCGAGAACAGGGCGTTCAGTGCATCAATCGGCTCGGAGCCGTCGATCACTTCGATGATTTGGTCTTTCATAGCAAACTCCGGGGGTTAACGGGCGGATGCCCGCAAGTATTTTATGGTTCGTGCAAGACAGGCAAATTACTTCTTCAGCCCTTTGAGCGTTTCGGCTAGCCGAGCGCGTTGGCCGAGTTTCCCCGGTTTCTTCGCGGCGGCGGCTAGCTTCTTCTCTGGGATGGGCTTACCCGGCTTGGCACCGAGTTCAGCGCGAAGAGCGCCTTTGGTCTTGGGATTGAGAGCCTTTTGAATCCACTTCTCAGCCATTTTTGGCCTCCAGTTGTTGAACACGGGCGGTCAGTTCTTGAATTGCTTTGATAAGGGGGGCGATCAGTTCGTCGTAACCAATCGACAAAACATCTTCACCGCCTTTAACTTTGTGATCTTGGAACCCACCAAAGTCGATGCCCTGTGCGTCAAGAACAGCTTTAACTTCTTGAGCAATCAGACCGTGATGGAATCGGCTACGCTTTTTACTTCCGTCGTGGGTAAGGTTTTCAACCTTAGAAGATTCCCGCCATGCAGCCATTGCCACTGCGTCTTCAGGGTTGGGCATAGGGGGCTTATAAGACTCACGCATGTCCCATTTATAATCAACGGGGCGTAGAGCATTGATAAACCCAAGACCAAGCTGCGTGTCACGAACGTCTGCTTTATCTCGTAAGTCCGAACGGTTTTGCACCGTGCCATAAACATACGTTGTGGTAGTGCTATCACCAATCTGAACTTGATTGTTTCCTGTTACATCAGTATTTGCACCTACACCGGTTGCGTTGGAATAAGTTGAAAGACCAGAAAGAGCCGCATAACCAAGACCGGTATTTGACCCATAAGCACCAGCAGATATTCCGGATAGCGCAATAGAACCAAGTGCTGTATTCGCTACAGCAGTGGTTGCTGTTAGTAATGCTTGGTTGCCGACTGCAACATTGTTACCGCCCGTAGTTACCGCAGCGCCAGCAGATCTACCTATAAACGTGTTTTGTGCGCCAGTAGTAGCCCCACTAAACGCATTGAGTCCAAAAACAGCATTAGTAGTTCCGCCACTGCCGGGGCCGGTACCAAGTGTCAAACCATTAACAGTAGTGTTCCCACTAATAACTGGAGTGGTAATCGTAGGACTTGTCGCAAGAACTACGTTCCCAGAACCCGTACCAGTAATTGCACCGCCAAGAGTAAGGCTTCCTGAGGTTGTTACCGTTCCGGTAAGGGTTAACCCGCTGACTGATCCAGTGCCGCTTACCGAAGTGACAGTCCCCGAACCACCACCAGTAGCAGTCAGCGTACCGCTGGAAAAGTTAAGGCCTGAACCAACAACTACGTTACTGAACCCGCCGGACGAATTACCGTACAGAATGGAAGAGCCAGATGTGGCGGGGGCATAGTCTGTCCCCGAGACTGCGCTGAGAAGCGTACCGCCGCTTCCTTTAACAAGTCCAGTTACCGTCGTCTGAAGCGTGAGGATCGGTGTCGCACCGCCTGACGATGACCCAGAGAAGCCGTTCGATGAAGCAATCGAGATCGTAGAAACACCACTACTCCCGGCAGAGTAGTTAGGAATGTTCAGGGTCGTACCCACAAGAGTCGCAGCCCCACCCGTCCCCGTAGTAGTTAGAGTGATGGTTCCCTGTTTGCCGTTGAACGTGTTCCAGTCGGTCGAAGTGAGATACCCGTTAGCTGACGTGGTTGCCGCAGGCATACTAATAACCGGGGTCGTTCCTCCGGTTGACGATACAGGAGCGGTAGCAGTTACCGACGTTACCCCAGAGGATGCGGTAGTCGAGACCTTAACAAAGTCAGATCCGTTCCATGCAGCTACACATTTTTCCCCAGCAACAATAGTAATGCCAGATGTAGGGCCGACTCCGCGCAGCACGATAGACTGTGTACTGCTTGCGTTGATGACAACGTATGCCTTGCTTTGAGCCGGAGCCGTGATGTACCTAGTTACCGTTCCTGTCGCGTTCCAAAGAAGAATGGCTTCACGCGCTTGGTTGGCAGCTTCTTGTGTACTTGTTAGGGTTACGTCAGCGTCGGTTGAAAGCGTTGTAGTCCCCGCTATCGCCGAATCAAGTAACGATGTTATCGAGTTGTTAACCGTATCACCCCACGTTCCGGTCAAAGATCCAGTTGTGGGGAGCGCTAAACCAAGAAGTGGAGTTGACATGAATATTCCTTACGCGGCGATTTGTGTCCAATACGGATTCTGGCTATCGTCAACCTGAACCCATCCGGGTGTTTGTGGATTTGAAATCTGTGTCCAACCCGAAGATTGACTATTGTCGATTGCAGTCCATGTTGGTGTTTGGGGGTTGCTAATTACTACCCAATTTGGATCCTGCGGGGTTGGAACCGGAACCCAATTGTTATACGGAAGGGTGACTTGGCCGACAGACCCAACGCCTTGGACACCGTTGACTAATAATACAACAGGTTGCGGTACAACAACATTACCAATTTGTCCGGTGCCTTGCACACCGGTAACGGCAACACCAAGCTGAGTTGTTACTGATCCAATCGACCCAGTAGCAGATACTCCATCGACATATACAACAATAGACCGGAATACGTCGCCAATCTGACCGACGCCTTGAACACCGGTAACTGCAACTGTAATCGGTGCAACGACTTGACCAATAGCACCGGTACCCTGTACCCCAGTAACAGAAGCGATAACTCCAGAAACCGCTGTTACAGTACCTACTTGTCCAGTACCGGAAACCCCAGTAACTGTGTACGAAGACGGAATCGCTGCCGTTACTTGACCGACCGCGCCCGTACCGAAAACACCACTAACAGCAAATGGTGTTACTACACTAACCTGACCAACAGCGCCGTTACCCTGAACGCCAGTAGCAGTTAGCCCAGAAACATAAAATGCAGTGTTCTGGAATGCGCCAGCGTCAAACGCTCCGTCCGTACCTACTAGTGCAGCAAACCCAACTTGGCCTGTAGCTGATACGCCCGTGAGCGTGACCGAGACTGATACACCAGCACTAGCAGACCCAACTTGGCCCGTGCCTTCAACACCGGTAATAACAAACGATGTTGCTACAACCGCCTGACCGACCGTACCAGTACCAGCAACTCCGGTAACTGTGTAAGATGAGGGGATGACTGCGGCTATCTGGCCGACTTGACCAGTACCTTGGACTCCAGCAAGAGTTAGACCCGCGACATAAAACGCGGTGTTTTGGAATGCGCCAGAATCAAACGCACCATCGGTACCGATTAAAGCAACGGTTCCAACTTGGCCTGTACCTGATACCCCAGTTACAGAAACACCAACTGAAGCGCTAGCTTGTACTGATCCAACAGCACCGGCACCTTCAACCCCAGTAACAGTAACGCTACTCGGAGAAGCAAAGGTTATTTGACCTATTGCCCCAGTACCGGCAACGCCAGTAACTGTGTAAGACAGCGGAATTACTGTGGTTGTCTGGCCGACTGAGCCAGTACCGGCGACGCCCGTGACTACAAACGCGGTCGAGACAACGGTCTGACCTATAGAGCCAGTACCTTGGACCCCGGTAACTTGAACACCAAGCTGGGTTGTTGGTGTTCCTATCGCTCCTGTACCGGCAACGCCGGTAACTGAGAATACCTGATTAAAGGTAACTGTTACAGTGCCGACAGCACCAGTACCTTGGACCCCGGTAGCGGTTAAACCCGCAACATAGAACGCGGTTGGGTCGAAACCAATACCATCAAACGCGCCGTTTGTATCGACCGCTTGAACTGTTCCTACAGCACCGGTGCCCTGAACCCCGGTAACTACTGCGCCAGCTTGTACCTCAAAAGCGTTGGGGTCAAACGCTAGGCTGAACGCAGCCGCCATGACTTACCCCAGCGTGAACAGTTTCGCGCCTACACCGCTTACTTCAATGACACAAGGAATTACAGGTACCCATTTCTGGGCTTCGTCATCCCAGACGTACTCATACTTGTCGTCAGGCTTTTCGGGTTTTTGATTTTCCATCATGGTGCCTTCGGCCAAACAATGTTAAACGGATCAGCCTGTTTGGTGATGTCGCGCAACTCTTGACGGTACGTCGCCCACGCTGTTTTGTCAACCGGAACGTCAGCCACCTGAGTCCAGTCTGAGTCTTTGAGAAGCTGGTTGCGACCGTTACGAATTGAAACCCACTGATTTGCTTGCCGCACCTTCAGATCTTCTTCGGTCAACGGCACAACATCAACGATACAGCACAGACCATCATACAGATAAGGCGCTACCGTTATGAGTTTTTCGGTAGCAGGGTCATGCGGCTTCCACCCAGAAACCATATAGTACCCCGCTTCCGTAAGCCACTCCAGAGTTGGCCCGCTTTGACCAAAAGAAGTATCTGGGAACCACTCCGTGTGGTCTTTCATAGCAAGATCTTGATTAGCTATTTGCATGATTTACTTTGTTGGGAAAGCGGAGGTTGGTGTTGTGATGGTACGAACTACACCTTTAGTGATTCTAAAATCTTGGATAGCGCCGGTTAATATGTTGCCAATACCGTAAGTAATAGTAGAGTGAGCGCCAAGACTAAATTGATAGTTGTTAATATTGTATATGTTAATTCCTGAGCCGCTTGACCCTTGAGAAACACCGTTAATATAAGTAGTAATTACACCGGCAGTGGTTCTGGTAGCCGCCCAATACACCCAAGTGCCAGTTGGAATTGACCCTGCTGAATAAGTAATCGAATATCCAGTACCCAATCCAATTCCAGTTGAATTGGATACGTAAAAAGTACCGGTTCCACCACTAACCGTAAGACTGTAAGAACTAGAAGTAACTCCCGGGTTGCCGCCTTTATTAAAAATAGCTCCACCAGCCGTATAATAAATCCAGCACTCAATCGTCCATGCTTGAGTTGAAGTCGCAGTGTTTAGATCAGTCGGTCCGTTGAGCGCATCATAAACTGTTATGGCAGTGCTGGCCGTCCCGTCAAACTTCATGCTTAGTGGAGGCCACTTTGGCGTCGGGGACGTAGCATTAGTAACTGCATTACCAGATGTAACATATGGGATCTGTAAAGCAGCGTCGTAAATCCCTGCGTTGGTGTAATTAAGTAGCAGACTTGTGTTGGTGATTGCTGTTACCGGCGCGGTGGGTGGCGTAAACCCGGTTGTTGTGTATACCGCTGTGCCGTTGACTATTCGCAGGTTACTTAAATAGCCAATATTGCCATAACCTGAATTACTGCTATCTTTCGTGTTGTTAAAAGTAACAGTGCTTATGCTTCCGCCTGTTAATGTTCCACTAAGTGTAAGTACAGTAGCATCTACCACACCGTTAACAAAACATCTAAGACTTGTTGCGTTTCTTTGTAAGACAATATGCGACCAAGCATTTGCTGGTACTTTTGTAGTATTAAAATTGTTTACGCCAGCATTGTAAAACTGTACGTTCCAACCAACACCGGCAGAGTAACCGTTTAATAGCCATATCCAAGAAGTAGCGGAAGAATTTTCTCGGGCATCCATAATACCCCAAGTGGTCGAAAGACTTGTATCTGTCGGATACACCCAGCACTCAAGCGTAAAATCTCCGGGGAAACTAATTATTGCTGGATTAGATACTGCCGTTATTACATCTGTCTTAGTCAGATTGTAATTGCTGCCACCATACAATGCAGTGGTGTATGAGGCTGGTGGGTTGAACGGCTGGAAGGCAACGGCTTTCGGAGTGCTGACAACTGAAATCGCAATTGGCGAAGGAGAATTGTCTTTAAACCTATTACTTTGACAAGTCAACAGTGACACCGTACCTGTTATTGAACTTGCTACGGATGATCCAGCTATACTTGCCCAACCAACTGCACTAGTTGTAAGTGGGCCTGTTGGGGGTGTAAAACTTCCAGAACCTGTAATTAATGCTTGGTTTTTAATAACACGAAGATTACTAACATACCCATACCCATAAGATGAACCAGTGTTATTGGCTATTTGGTTTGTAGTTTGAGTAAACGCTGTGCTACTGCTTACAGAGATGACTGAAACACCATTAATATAGCATCTCATTGCAGTTCCACTTCTGGCTATTGCAATGTGATACCAAGTGTTTAGTGCTATTGTGCCGCCGCTTGTTTGCGTTCCGTTGTCGTATATGTAAAGTAAATTATTAGCGACAAAAAATTGAAAAGTCGCATTAAGAGTTAGTAAATTAAATTGAGCAGTAGATAGTGCATGTATCCAACCTTCGACAGTAAAGTCACCCGTACCAAATGCCAAGTTGGCGTTAGCAGCAATTGAAAGATAATCAGAAGTGCCGTTAAAACTAACGCCCCAATAACCCTCGGGCCAATACGGAGTAAACGAAGTTTGCGTTGGTCCCCCGCTGCGGGTAAGCGTATACCCGTTGATGCTGGAATCTACGTATACGTTATTGTTACCGCCAGACGCTACAGCGGTGGTGTTGCCCTCTGACAGATTAAGAAGTAGCGTCGTGTTGGCTGACGGGATACTTGTATTGACGTTAGTGGTGCTTGGGTAAGTGCCACCAGTCTGAGTCAAAAAACCACTTGGTGGGGTAAAGTTGCCCGTATAAACCGCAGTTCCCTTAACAACCCGAACATTGCTAATGTAAGCGCCAACTTGAGAAGCACCGCCGCCGCCAATTCGAGCGTAAGATGGACTTGAAAAACCTAATGTAGAGGTGTTAGTGCCAGTCGTTCCTAATGCGGTGCCATTTAAATATAACTTAATATTTCCAGCCGCAGAGCCAGAACGAACCAACGCAATATGATTCCACGCGGATAACGGAATAGTTGCTGTTGGAGAAAATGTTGGCGAAGCACTATTTAAATAAATAGCAAACGCATTGCCGCTAGGATTAATATTTATTGCAAAGTAGTTAGGGCTAGTAAATTCTATAAAAATAGAAACTTCTGCGCCACTTGTTACATAATACCACATTTCAACCGTAAAATCACCGGTAAACTGAAGGTTTGTTCCCGGCGAAGAAACAGTCAAATAGTTTGATATTAGATCATTAAAATATCCAGCCCCCGGACTTGCTGCTGGCGCGGTAAACGCACTTGGGTAGTTATTAAAGGGCACCCGTGGAGTGCCGTTAACTGTAAGTGTCCACCCAACTCCGGCATTGGCTGTACTATTGTCAATGAACCTATTTGATTGGCAGGTTAAAAGTTGGGTGTTAGTAACCGCTGTTAATGGCGACGTGGGGCCACCAGCCGGAGGAACGATTGCCGTTCCTTTAACATAGCGAAAATTAGATATGTACCCGTTAAAGTTTGTTGTATCTGCCGCATTATTAGCGGTTCCAATCCGAAACCCGTTAGTTGCCTGATATATCGAAGCGGGACTTGTTATTGTGTATGTTTGAGTTCCATTAACATACGCTGTAAATACGCTTCCACTACGAACAAATGCGAAATGAGTCCATTTGTTTTTTACACTAGCGAATGTACATATCACACCGCCGTTGATGATATCCCAAGAACCTCCGGCAGATGACGCATACCAAACAAGATTGGTACCATCATTAAGACCTAATATCATTCCATTGAATGATGTTCCCCCCGTATCAGTCCTACAAAAAGACGTATTTGTTACAGAAGGATCAAGCGGTAACGCCCAAAATTCAATGGTAAAGTTTGAAGTAGTTAGTTGAAATGCCGTATTAGTCGGGGTTGTAAGATATGCCCCTGACGATGAACCGAGAAAATAATTACTCCAGTATCCATCCGTTTGATAAGGCGAAGTAATCCCGGTCGATACAGTACCGTTGCGCGTAACAGTATTTGGAGTTGCTGCTGAATCTGTAATGGACGTATTGGCTACCGAATTTGCTGTCGGTTCTGGCAATGCCGTAACGTAAGGGAAGTACGGGTCTGTGGTGGAGACCGCAACCGCTCGACCTGATTTAGATGCAGCAAACATTATGTGTAGTTCTGCCCAATAGTGGTGCCAAACCAGCTAGTGCCGTTGGAGAAAAACGAAAAGATATCTTTCTTACTGGCGGTGCTGGTAACTGTTGGCGCGGTTGCTGAAGGCCAAGATACGGTAGACCAAGTGACCGTCCGACCACCAGTAGCGTCTTGAGCCAATATAATGATGAACGACTTACCCGCTACTGCCGTTGGCATCGTGATCGTAGCGTTACCCGTCAACGTCAAAATCTGAACCGTACCGTTTGCCAAGTCTACCGTGATTGCTGTGCTGGTGTTGGCTGTATACGGCGTCTCAACGTAGTTCGTAACCGTTGGGTTTGTGACAGATGGAGTCGTGGCTAGTACCGCACTTCCCGTTCCTGTAACCGCGATCTCTTCTGCTAGCCCCGTGCCAGTGGGGGTGACCGTTCCGCCTGACGAGTACGCCGTAAACGAGGTGGTATTGAGCGCGACTAGTCCGCTTGTACCTTCACTTGATAACGTAAACGTCGTGGTCAGCGGCGTCGTATTAACAACGTAAGTATTGCTGTTTAGCTGGGTCATCCCCACCACGCCCGTGATGGTAACTAGCTGCCCGACAATCAGGTTGTGCGCGGCGGAGGTTGTAAACACCCCCGGATTAGCTTGCGTTACCCCAGTCAAACTCGATGTCGTTGCACCAACAGCCGACGTTCTCCCAAACAACTTAGGAGAGCCGATAGACAGCAAATGCTCCGAGTTCCAATTCGACGGCTGGACTAACGTCGTATCCGAACCGTCCAGCTTACCGCTGTTAAATTGGTGTTTGAGAGAGATAGCCATTATGCAATCCGAATAATCGCCGTCGAACCTGCTGGGCTAGAACCGACTGCCGGGAACTGAACAGTAAAGTTAGCTGCGCTTGATGTCTTATCTGAGCCAAAGTCCAGAACTGCAATCACAGGCTTAACAATCGAGCTTCCGCCAATCGTCAACGTACTGTTCTTGTAAATAAGGGCACCGCGAGCCGTAATCGTCGCAGTCGTCCACGTTGTATCAGAAAAGTTGATATACGCAGTCGTGTTACCCGAAGTCCACGTTGGCCCCAATGGAGACGGAGCAGTCGAAACCGTCAACAGGTTTCCGCCAGCCGTATAACCCGTACCAGTAACTTCGTTAGTCGCAGTGTATGCACTGGTCGTTGAGTCAAAAGTCGCTGAGTTGGTGTACAGAGCAATGTAATACGCATCACCCGTACCCGCAGAGAATGAAAATACTCCGTTCATCAATCCAACTTTGAACGAAGTAGGCATGTAGTTGCCAGTAAAAGCCATGAAAAACTCCTAAAATTAAGTCACTGCTTGCCGATATTGGCCTGAACGGAACGCATCCTGTCTCTCAAGCCCATCACCCAGACGCTTAGCTTGAGCCAGCGCTTCTTGATACCGAGTCGTATATAGCGCAACCATGTCGGCTTCTCCCTTCATGTACGTGTACGCTTCAATAAGACACCCATACAATAGCGCCGTATCAAAATTATCACCAAGCCAAGTTGTACCGGCAGTAACTATTGACTCAGGGTAAAAATAGTAATGCAGCTCTGCGTTATAGGCTGCATCTGGAGTTGGACCAAGAATAAACGTTAACTCAGAAGGCACGGTGGATTGTGGCCCAAAGAGCGCGTAGTACCTTGGAGTTCCCGTGTCCGTCGGCGATGGGTACGCCTCCCTAATAAAGTTAACGTCTTTATTAAGTAAGTACGTGTAGTCCCCTCCAGTGGGGAATATCGCCATCGAGTACACAGACAGGAAATCAGTAGGGCAAGACAAGTACTTATTGCCTGCCGAAAGTGCCCCAGTTACATTTTTGCGTAACGCGGGGAACTGGACCGTGTTGTAGATACGCTGCTCTGCTTGCTCAACAAACGTAGGAATATTAGCTACAAACGAAGTCTCAAAGTTCTCCGTGTAGTCCTTGATTGCCTGAGAAAGAGCAGCGTAGTTCACGCCATTGGCCCCCGAGCCATCAGACCTTTAGTCGCTGCACCAGTACCACGGGCTTTGATACCTGAGGTTTTGACTTCCGCATACGGCTTACTGCGTGCAGCAGCAACACTGACCGGCATGTCTTCAAGAAGCTCACGCTTTGGGCTACGTCCGTAACCATTGTTGCTCAGATCTACCCCAGCTTTACCCGACATATCGTGTGGCTGTGCGTAAACTTCAGCGGAGCCGACTTCTTTGCCGCCGAGTTTTTTGCTGAACTTGGCCATTATTTCGTACCTTGGTTCATGGCACGGGACAAATTCTTCCCGTACTTCATGCGGTCATCCGTGGTTGGGCCACCTTTTTTGAGCTTCAGGGTCGTACCTTTGCCACCCTTGTGCTCTTGTTTGTCATGCTGCTTGAAGGCTTTTTTGATCAATGCCTTGTCTTGCGCCAAATCTGACTTGTCCATCGTGGACTCCTATGTCGTCTTAACCGTTACTGTACCAATTTGCCCCTGCAAAACCAAGTTATTTGGGGTTAACCCACCATCTCTTGCGCCACCAACAGGGTTCCAACCCCACTGAAACACTCGGCTACCACCACCCAAATATCCATCAGCTAAAAGACCCGAAACTTGATAGCTATTATCTCTGCGAGGATCTCGAAGCCCTTGGGGGTCATCAACTGGGTACATACCTAGTTGTAACTGGGGCTGGTCTGGGTCCCAACATTGAGGGCAAACCAAGAGATTATACGTCTTTGTCTTGATAATCTCTTTACGAAGACGAGTTAGCTTGAACCGAAATGAGCACCGGTCGCATTCAGCAATCGCATTCTTGCCAGAGGCGAACCTATTACCCATTAAATCCTACTGCCGATAAACATCTGCCTAGGTACAAACCGAACCGCTGCCTTCTCATGATCTTCCTGCGCGGCAAGCTCCCAAGCTTCATCATACTGCTGTTTAAGGGTGTCCAAACGCTGGACGCCCTCGGGTACTTTCAAAGCCAAGTAGTACGCCAACCCCGCAGCAAGGCACGGGAGGAACCGAAAGGGAACGTCAAAAGTCTTAACACCACCAGCGGCATCTTGGACCCTGCGCATACGCCAGTACACAAACTGATAGGACGTCGCTGCATCAGGTGTAGGCCACACCGTGACGCTTTGCTTTTGAGACAGTGAAATCGCTGCGCCAGATGTTTGGGCCGCTGCTGTAGTGCCAGCTTGCCCACGGCAACAGTTCAATAAGTACGCTGGAGTGGAACCCGAGGCCACACTGAATTCGTTGTAAGCAATCAGCTCTGTCCCGATTTTGACAAACCCAGCATTGGGCACACCGACCAAAGACGTGATGGGAATAGACGTTGCCGTTGCACTGATATTAGCCGCCAAAGTCCCCGCAAGTACCGAGTCGGACGCCGTTAAACGCTGGATCCAAACTTGAATTGGTCGGCCCTGAGCTAGCTTGTTTGGCAGCGTAGCGTATGTAGAAACGCTAATCCGAGTGATAGTCAGGTCAGACTGGTTAGCTGCGCTATTAGCGTTAGTCCGAATAACGTGCTCAAGCAAATCCACCGTATCGTCTGGTAGCGCATAAGTAGGTTGCCCCTGAACAAGAGGAATCACCCCCTGCTCAAACGTCCACATGTTGACGCCACGATTGGCCCAATCAGCAAACAAAAGGTTAAGACTACGCCGAGCGGTACGAAGATCGTAGCCGGTACGAAGCTCTGAGCCAGCACGCTCAAATGCTTCCTCAACAATTTCGTTGAGGTCGAGGTTAAATGCGGCGACCCCAGAAGTAGTCATCTAAATTTTGCCGTTTTCTTTGCGATTGTTTTGGGTTGGGCTACAAACTGCTTACCAGCTTTCTTGCCTTCCCGCTTTGCCTTCGTCGTTGCAGCGTACTCAGACGGACTCAAACTCTTAATTGCAGCCTCTGGCAAGTACCGCTCCCCAGTTTTGCTGGAGGGTTTACCGCTCTTGGTGCGCCACTTCTGGTCGCCCCAGTCTTTAAGAGACTGCTGTGGAGTTTTCAATCTCGGTAACTCCCGCCTGCTGCCTTATATTTCTTAGCAACAAGCTGTGCTTTTCTCGCGGACCAGCGCCCTGCGCCCGTACCTTGAGTATCCGCAGCTTTCACTTGAGCCACAATCCGCTTACGAAGGCTAGGCTTAGTGTAGTTACCAGCCGCGTTTACATGCCCACCTTTAGCGAACTGAGCGAACTCAGTATCGTCCCGACGCGCTTTAAGCTTCGGTTTGGGCATTTTGGATGGGTTGATGTCACCCATCCCACGGCTAGCCATCACTTTGCTTTACCGCCCATACAGAGCTTCTGCACTTTCTCTTGCTCGTACATGTGCCCAGCGCCATGCTTTTTAAACATTTCGCTGTGGTGAGCGTGACCGCCAGAGTGCTGCTTCACATGCTCATGGTGCATTTTGTGAACTGGAGCTTGGTCCTTCTTCATACAAACCGTCCTTTGGTTTTACCACGTTGGGCGCAGCCGTCTGCGCGGGAGGATACTGAACCGCCAGCAGCCATCTTCTTTGGCTTCTTGACTGGCTTGGTTGGGCCTTCGTAATCCATCGGGGGGTTGCCCATGTCAGCCGTATAGATCTCTGCTTCACCGGGTTTCTTTGGGGTCATAGCCATGATTAAACCGTCCGTCCTTTCATTTTAGGCATCATAGCCTTGGTGTGGCCTTTCTTTTGAATGGCGTGTTCACCGTGCTTAGTCGCTTTGTTGGAACCTTTTTCCACGTCAGACTTCATGGTGCGTGGGCCCATAGTCTCTTTGACCTTGCCGCCTTTCTTCATAACCATTTGATCACCTTTGGAAAATTTACGACCCTTGTC